TCATTTGAGGACACGTTCGGCAGTCAGAACGATCAGCCGTACGATTCCACATCGTCGTTCAACATGTGGGACATGTCGAAGAAGGCCAAGAAGGCTGCTGCGTATCTTCGTAACACCAAGTTGGGGAACGCCGCCAGCGGCGGTCGCCCCTTCGGGAAGTAGGACACTATGAGAGATGGTTCAACCCCCAAGAAGGTGAAGGCCAGCCGGGTGTTGGTTACTTCCATACAACGGGGCAGTGGCCCCGGTCAGATCGGCTCACAGTCTCGTGGTGCCGCCCGTCGCGCATTGCGCAACTGAGGTGGCGCCGAAGAAGCCCCGCCGTCCGAGGTACTGACCGTGCCGATGAAGCGGGGTAGAAGTCAGACCGCAATAGCGCGAAACATTGGCACACTGATAAGCGAGGGGTACCCTCGGGATCAGGCATCCGCCATCGCTCACGATTACGCCAAACGTAACAAGGGGAAGAAGAAGTGAACGACATGTTGGAACGGGCAGCGTGGACGTTTGCCCAAGCATTCCTCGCCGTGTTCGTGGTGTCGGATCTGGCATCGGCGAAGTCGGCGACGGTCGCAGCAATCGCTGCGGCCCTCAGCGTCGTAAAGACCTACGCGAAGGATCGGGTCGGGGGATAGCGGTGGATGCCGTCGAACTTGACGCCAAGTGGACCCTGTTCTTGGAGAACGAAGGTGTCATGTTGGAACGTGACATCTACGACCACCTGCAAGACACGGCCCACCTGTTCGACGTGCATGACGGTATCCACGCCAAGTGGTCCCCTGAGGGGACGCTCGGTCTGCTACTGGTATTCCGGGAGGAAGAAGCGAACAGTCTGTTTGAGGCGTTTCGTGCTGCCATCGAAGGAGTGCAGGAAGCCGGTGAGGCGTTCGCCGTCTGGACAACCTCGCTGATGGGGTTGCTGCGTCAGGCACTCACCCAGCAGTGGGCGGACGGAACCGGCGACTAGCCTTCGGGTGTGATCCACCCGCTGATGGTCGGATCGTCCGTAAGGACGAGCGCAAGTCGACGCTTGATGTGGTCGCGGCGCCGGGCGAGTGTCGTCTTGGGTACGCCCAACACGGCACCCGTCTTGCGTAACGACATCCCTTCGATGAGTAGCCGCTCCACGATCCACCGGTCCTCCGGGGATAGCCCGTCTATGGCGCGCCCAAGGGCTTCGCGTAGGAGTGCCGTCTCATCCAGCGATGGCTCCCGGTCGGGACCCCCGGGAGGACTGAGCATGAGGGACTCAATCGCTGTCTCGTCCCGCTGCGCGAAGAGAACCCGCGCCCTCGGATTGGTTGGCAGACGCGCCAGCCAGCCGTCTAGGTTAGTCGGTCTGTCGTACCTCTTCTCGCTCATCGTGACCAGCATACCATACGGGTAGGGTCAGATGCTCTTGTGCGATCACCCGGGTGTTCTCAGGGTCGTAGCCTGACGGCTCCCCCTTCTCCCACGCTTTGTCGTGGTCGATCCAGCCAAGGATCTCCACGGCACGAAACTCGGGGGCGACTGGTTGCACCACCCACAGGATCAATCCCTGTTCCAACTGGCGGCGCCGCACGGCGGCGCTGGTACTCGTCCGCACCCGGCGCACCTCAATGTTGTGCCCCACATCCGGCAGGTGTCGGTACGTTTTGTGGTCTGATTTGTGCCAGACGTGCCCGGACCAGTACTGGTTGGTGACCTTGGCTACTGCCAGTTCGCCTACGCATGCGGCCACCTGTGCGGTGCGGTCGTCTTCCATCCGCTTCTTGTCGTAGTGGGCGGCGTCACGTTTGCCCCAGTTCTCAATGAAGCGGCGCGCCCCCACATGGGAGGCCCATTCGTATTCCCACGGTTCTAGTTCTACGAGGAGCGTCATCCGGCACCCTCCGCAGCGTCGACCTTGACTGCTGTAATCCTGACCACCTGCCCGTCGTCATCCCATGCCACACCGTTGAGTGCGTCTAGGGTCAGTTTCACATAGTTGTCTAGATCCCCTCGCAGCGTGCGTGCCCCATGCGGGGACGGTAGCACATGCAGGATCGTTTCAGTGGGACTGTATGCGACGTGCACTTCTATGGGGCCGCTGAGCATCTCCCCCACCTGCCTGTTCCACGCCTCGGCAACGTGGTCCTCTTCTTCCAGAGTGGACTTCGGGGTGAAGACCTGTCCACGCTTGTTGTGGCGTGGGCGTGCCTTCACCTTGGGTCGTCTGGACACGGTGACAGTGTAGCCCCTCATCGCTGACCGCCCTGCACTCTGCGCCGTGCATTGTCCACCGTAGTCAGCAACCACTTCTGGCCGTCCCTGCGTTGCGCATACTTGCCACCCCAATCCAAGTCAGCCGACTGGAGTTCAGTCAACGTGTCACCCGGGGTGTGACCACTCTTTAGCATGGCGCAGGCCAGAGCGAACAACGTCGCTGACCTGTCCCCGTCCGGCTTGCCCTTCTCGGGGCGCGGCCCGTTGTAGCGGATAGCAGCCGCTAGGCCGGTCAGATCCATACCGGGAGTGGTATCCCCCCACTCCACCGCCGGGAGAGCCTCAGGAGGGCTGTAAATGGCGCTGAGAGCAATCCAAGCAGACGGGGCGCACCTGCTTCTGTAGGCGGCAATGACAAAGGACTGAGCGTCCATCTCCAGCCCCCCTGAGAGGATCACATTCCGGTCCGTCTGCCGACCGGCGGGATAGGGCAACCTGACCCCGTTGCCCCACCCCTTGCCAGTCAACTGTATCTGCTTCGGGTTGACCTCCTTCGCTGGTGCGTCTACTACGTCGCAGGCTGCGAGCAGCCCGTTGCGTACGTCGGCTGCTGGCATGGCTTCCTGAAAGAACACCCATACATGGTAGCCCTTGGAGCGGGACCGTTCGATCCACCCCTTGATTTGCATCCGGTTCAACACCAGTTCCAGATTCTTTGCGTGAATCAGGGAAGCCTCTTCCCCCTCGTCGAAGTCGACGCACCCCCAGTGAACACTGTGAATGCCGTCTTCCCGACGCAAGAGCGGGTACACGCCGATGGGGGCATCCGGTTCGGTGAGATGTTTGACACAGATTTCGGTGAAGCCGGGACCGGACGCCGGGGCGTGCGCCCCGGATGGGAGTTCCATTGGTCTGAAACTGTTGGCGACACCGGGTTCGTCAGAGGCGATGCTACCTCCCCGGAATAGTGTGGCGAAGGTTCCCGCCAGACTGGACAGGTCGGGTTCGTCACTCATCGTTGCCCTCCCTGACCGGGAATCAACTCTTCCCAATAGGGGTGAACCTGCCCGCACAGGGGATCAAGGTAGTAGGTTTGATCTACCAGCCTTGCCGTGCGCTTGTTCTTGCACAGGTTCAGGTTGATGGAATGGGCGTGGTATTCCTTCTCCCATTCTGACAGGTCGGTCCGGTCCTTCTTCCGGTACACCTCTATCACGAAGATGGCTTCTTGCTCGCCACCATACCGTCCAGCGTACAGCCCGGCAGCCCGGCCCTTTTCGCCTGCTCCCCGTCCGGCCTGATGAACCAGTCCGACGGGTACGCGCTGTGTCTTGGCCCAACGCTTCACCGCTTGCGCCTTGGAGGTCACACCGGTGGCGTCTGAGTCTCCGCCGGGTAGCAGTTCCAAGTAGTCGATCATGGTGAAGGACGGGTTGCATCCCCAGTAGTCTCGTGCTTCGTCCAAGACATCACCCATAGTTGCGAGTGGTATGGACTCGTCCACGATTGCTATCCGGGACAGTTCTTCGCTGGCTGCCCGTTCTAGGTCGGCGATGATTTCCTTGTTGCCTGCCTTGACGGCTTCTTCCACCTCGGTGGAGGACTTGCCTCGCAGCAGACAGTACAGTTTCATCACCACCAGTTCCCGTGGCTCATCCATTGAGAAGATGACCACATGGGCGGCGGGGCTGTTTACGAGATTGGTGACGATGCTGTTGAGTAGAACCTGTGACTTGCCGGTGTGTGACCGGCCCACCACGAGTAGCACTTCGCCTCTCCCGACTCCACGGGATGCGAGGTCCACTTCGGGGATGCCCAGATACCAGCGTTCTGCCGGGTTCTGAATGAATCCCACGAGGTTGGTAACAACATCAGTCGTCAACGACCATCTCTTGGGGGTATCCGCTGCCGGGAAGTTGCCCGCCGCCGCGCCTGTTGCTTCGGCGAGGCGACGAGTAACTTCCTCAGCAGTGAATATCCGGGGACTAGCCTCGGATAGTGGCACTAATGCCGGACAGTTCGTTGGAGTCTTTGCCCGTGAACGGGCAAACGAACCAGTTGGGGATCAGCACCGAACCGTCCTTCTTGGACAGCCACAGCCCCTTGCCATCGGACCGACGCTTGTAGTCGGGACCGTTCATGTTGAAGTTGGCGTCCGGGTCCAACTTCTTCTGCCAGTTGGGGTCCCACCAGTCTGTCTTGTTGTCCATCAAGTCTCGCCAGAGTGACTCAAGGGTACCGCTGGACGAACCGCTGGAACGATTCCCCGTGGGGGCAGCCGCCACGGGAGGACTCGCAGTAGGCCCGGGAATACTTTTCTCTAACCTCCGGACACCCTGTTCGGTTATCTCGTAACCGATACCCAGAGCCTCGTAGTTGGACATTTCAAGCGTCGCGCCCCATTCGGCGATCTGCTCGGCAATCTGCTCCTGAGACAACTCAGCGTCAACTGAGATGGTCACTGAGCATGATGCTTCGGCGGGTTCATAACTGCCTGTCTGG